AGATATGGGAGGCGGTCGCCCTTCTCGCTGGCGTCGTCGTCTTTGCCTGCGGTTATCAGACCGGCGTGCGGCATACGGAACAACGTTGGACCGAGGCGGTCACCAGGGCGCGGGAAGTCAGCGAGCGTGAGCGCGAACTGTTGCGCGAGGTCGGCGCGTGAGCGCAGCCCGCCCGACCGAAGCCGAGATCGCCGGCTATCTCGCCGAGAATTACGGCGTGTGCGACCGCGCGCCGTGCCTGTGCATCTTTCCTGTCGGCAAAGCGCCCGGCGGCGTTGGCGTCGGCTGGCTCGGCAAGGGCTGCTCGCGCTGGCATCCGGTCGCGGGCGAACTCGCCAAGACGATTGCGGAAGGATTTGCAACTTGAACTTGCCCGCGGACATCTGCAATCAGGCGCTCGACGCGATCGACGCGCGCTGCGTCATCGGCGACATCGAGGAAGGCACCAAAGAGTCGAACGTGCTGTTGCGCCATTATGCCGAGTGTCGCCGCCAGCTGCTGCGCGGGGCGCATTGGGACATGGCGCGCAAGCAGGCGGCGATGCAATTGCTCGCCGACGCCTCAGGGCAGAATCCGAACGTCGGCAATCTCGTGCAGGCGCCATGGCTCTACGCCTACGGCTACCCGATCGATTGCGTGATGGTCCGGTTCGTGCCCTACACGCCGGCGAGCGGCAGCCCGATTCCCCAGGGCAACATCGCCATCAACGTCAACGTGCCGATGATGACCAACATGGGGGCGGGTCCGCCGGCGCCGGGCGTGCGGCTGCAGCCCGCGCGCTTTTTGGTCGGGCACGATCCGAACTATGTCCCCCAGGGCACCCCGCAGGATTCCGCCGTCGCGGGCATCGCCCCGCAAGGCCGCACCGTCATCATGACCAACGTGCCCAACGCCATCGGCGTCTATACCGGCGACATCGTCTACCCCTCGCTGTGGGACCCCGGCTTCCGCGCCGCCTTCGTCGCTTATCTCGCCAGCGAAGTATGCCTTGCCGTCTCCAAGGCGAGCGAGCAGGGCCGCCGCCAGCTGCGCAACGAGCAGATCGCCATCGCCAAGGAAAAGCTCGCCCGCGCCCGCGTCAACGACGGCAATGAGGGTTTCTTTTCCACCGATATTCAGGCCGAATGGCTGCGCGCGCGCCTCGCCTCGGCGCGGAATGTGTGGTGGTGGGGCGCCTCAGACGGCATGCCCGGCTACACGTGGTCGGGCTGGGACCGGGTGACGTTCGCGGACGGCAGCGCGTTTTGATGGATGAAAATCGCATGCCACGCGAAACCGTCCCGGTACCTCAGGCTATCGCGGCCTATGAGCGCCTTGGATCGTGGCCGAAAGTTGCTGTGGAGTTGCACCGTCGGAACGGCATGCGGTATCACGCACAGTCTATCCGCAATGCAGTGATGCATCAGTTTCCGGAGCGGGTGCGGCAGCGACCAAAACGACATGCTATCGCTGCCACGTCGAAGGGGCTCGTACCCCCCGAGGACGTTGTGTGGACGCCGCAAAACTACCGAGACATGGACTCGCGCTTCCGCGCTGCCATGAGCCGCAGCGCGACCGCAGCGGGATAACATGGCCGAGCACGTCGCCGAGCATGCCTTCGTCCTGGGCGAGGTCTCGCCCGAGCTGTTCGGCCGCTTCGACGAAGCGCGGCTGCACGTCGCCGCGGCGACGATGCGCAACATGTTCGCCTCGTACAGGGGTGGCGCCTATTCCCGCGCCGGCACCGCCTTCGTCGGCTATTCCAAGCAGACCGGCCGCGCCTTTCCGCCCCGCCTGATCTCGTTTCAGTTCAACAACAACCAGGGCCTCGGGCTGGAGTTCGGCAACCAATACATGCGGGTGATTCGCAACGGCGCGTTCGTCTCCGACGTGCAAGGCGCGATCACCAATATCAGCCAAGCCAATCCGGCTGTCTTGAGCGCGAACCTGTCCGCGCTGGGCGCGGCAAGCGCCACCATCAACAACGGCGGGGTGACGCGCAGCTACGCGCCGGGCGACTTCGTCACCTTGGCGGGTGGCGTGTTCTCGCAGGCGACGCGCCTGCAGGTCTCGACCACGGCGCTGATCTCGATCGCCTTTGCCAACCCGGGCACCGGCTACGTCCCGGGCGACACCATCGCGCCAGCAGGCGGCACGCAGACGACGGCCGCACAATTGAGCGTGGCGACGACACAGGTGCTCGCCGTGTCGGTCCATACCGCCGGGACCTGCGATCTTTCCGGCGCGACGACGACCGTGCGCGGCACCACCGGAACCGGCACCAAGTTCACGGCGCTGGTGCAGCTCGACAAGACCGGGCTCGGAATTCGATCGGTCATCGCGATCATTTCCGGCGGAAGCTATAGCGTCAATCCATCGGCCAACGATCCGGTCACCGATCTCGGCGGCCACGGTCTCGTCGGGGCGAGCCTCAACGTCAACGCGATCGGCATCGCGTCGCTGACCGTCTCCGCCGGCGGGGTATTCACCGCCAATCCGGCGGGCGGGAACATGACGCAAGGCTCGACCTCGGGTTCCGGCACCGGGGCGACTTTCGTCAACGCCCTGATGGGACCACACGCCGTCGCGGTCGCGACCGTCGGCATCTACACGACTTACCCGGCGAATCCGGTGGCTCAAGGATCGACCACGGGCTCCGGACTGGGCGTCACCTTCACGGTCACCACCACGGCCGTCACCGGCGGAACTTTCAGCAACGGCGACTGGATATTTATTTCCAGCGCGGGCGGCATGACGCCCGTCAACGGCAATACTTTCGTGCTGCAGAACGTGTCCGGCAACAGCGCGCAACTCTTCGACGTATTCGGCAACCCGGTGAATTCGACCGGCTATCCGGCCTACACGGCGGGCGGCACGGCCGCACGCATCTATACGCTCGCCTCGCCCTACGCCGAGCAGGATCTGGAATATCTGAAATTGACCGAATCCGCCGACGTGATGTCGCTCTGCCTGGTCAACCAGGCGACGGGGACGGAATATCAGCCGCAGGATTTGACCCGGCTGACCGACAGCGATTGGACCTTCATCCCGGTCGCGCCGGCCTCGAGCGTTGCTCCGCCGACGAGCGCCGCGGCGGGCGCGAGCGCATCAGGCGCGATCGATTACGCCTACGTCGTCACGGCGATCGGTCCGGATGGCTCGGAATCGATCGCCTCCAACATCGCATCGGCTAATTCGGCGGTCGACGTGGCGGCGACGGCCGGCACCATCACCATCGCCTGGGATGCCTCGACGACGGTCGGCGCCGGTCCCTACTACGTTTACAAGGCAACGCCCGGGGCTTCCATCCCCCCGCCGATCGGCGCCGCCTTCGGCTTTGCCGGCGAAGCCTTCGGCGGCCAGTTCCTCGATTCCAACGTGGTGCCGGATTTCAGCCAGGTACCGCCAACCCACAGGAATCCCTTTGCCCGCGGCAGCATCCTCGCCGTCTCGGTCGTGTCCTCGACCGGGACCGTCACGAGCGTGGTGCTGACCATCACGACGTCGACCGGATCGGGCGCGGTTCTCGTGCCGATCATTGTCAACAGCGTGCTGGTCGCGATCCTGGTGCAGAACGGCGGCATCGGCTACGGGCCGAACGACACGATCGCGGGCGCCGTGACGGGCGGCGGTTCCGTCGTGCTCTCGCTCGACGTGGGGCCGCAGTCGGGCACCTATCCCGGGTGCGTGGCCTATTTCCAGGAACGCCGCGCCTACGCCTACACCCTCAACCAGCCCGACAATTACTTCATGAGCCAGCCAGGGCTGTTCACCAATTTCGACGCCAGGACGCCGACCATCGCGTCCGATGCCATCATCGGCAGCCCGTGGGCGCAGCAGGTCAACGGCATCCAGTTCATGATACAGACCGCCGGCGGACTTCTGGTGTTCACCGGGCTGTCGTCGTGGCTCCTGGTCGGCGCAGGATCGTTCGCCACCAACGTGCAGCCGATCTCGCCCTCCTCCCAGCTCGCCACGCCCCAGCCCGAGGTCGGCTGCTCCTCGACCCTCGCGCCGATCAAGGTCGACTACGACGTGCTGTTTGCCGATGTCGACAACAACACCTATTACGACCTGCCCTACCAGCTCTACGCGCTTTCCGTGCCGCTCGACATTCTCACCAACTCCAACCATCTCCTTGTCGGCGGTGGGTTCACGGCGCGCGAGCACGCTTGGTGCCGCAAGCCCAACAAGCTCATGTGGGCCGTGCGCAGCGACGGGGCGCTGTTGAGCCTGACCTATCTCAAA